GATTTGGCTATCATGGATGAGGCATTCATTGAAGAGTGGCTAAGGTCTCCACAAACCTCGCTTTATTATTCATTGCAAGTAATGGGCGATGTTCAGGATAAGACCGATGCGTATGCTGCTCTAGCTGATGTTGATGTTGATGATTACCTGAACGATTTACTAAATGAACCTCAATGTGATTGTCAAGAATGAACCCTTACGAAAAACTAATGGCGCGGAAGCGCAAATGGACACCAGTACAGACAGTTGCTGGTACATGCAAAGAGGGTGCGGAGGAAACAATCCACCGTGCTCTTGCATTGCGACACATGGAACTACCTGTGGGAGATTTTATCACTGATGCGCTCACCAATGAAGTTCCAGACATGGCACGGGAGTTACTCCTATCCAACGTCAAGGACGAGGAAAACCACGACGTGGCTCTTGGTTACATCGCCAATGCTTACGGGGTGGATGAAAAATCTGAAGCCGAAGCGTTACGGTTACGCGATGCTTGGATCTCGCATCCTGATCACACGATTACCAAAGCAATGGTTGCCGAGCGTAGCATTTTCTTCGTTCTTTTACCATTCATGCGCTCTAATGGTGACGCTGGAATGCGAACAGTGAGCGCAGATATCAGCCGAGATGAACAAATTCATGTCAGCGCGAATTCACTTGTATGTAGAGAACTAGGACTGGAGATTTCTCCAAGTCTAGATAAACTACGAAAAGCAACTATTAACTGGGTGATGCAACCACTAGGTATTAATACTACCTATAAAAATTTGGATAAAAAATTTTGGCTGCAATCTAGTGATAACTTAATGTATCAGGGCAAAGCTCCTGAACTATCTTTCACGAAGGCTGCAAGAATGCCTTCTTTCTTCGAGCATAGTAATGTCAATCTCCCCCAGTATGCTTGAGACCGTGGGTATGCAAGCCCGTGGTTTAACAAATCAATTAGAAGAAATCTTCCCACCCATTAATCCAACACCTGAAGATACAATGGAAAAGATTATGTACCAAGCCGGTCAACGCAGTGTTGTTGAATGGGTAATTCGTTACATGGAGGAAAACTAATGGAACAGCAGCATAGAGATTTACGGTACCCAACCGTTAACTTTCACAAGTCTATGTTTTTATATGACCAACCTACTGGTAGTGCATCCAGGGGGAATGCAAATTATAATTTTAGGGCTGTACGTTATGATGATTTAGAACGTGCTCTTGATGCCAAACAACTTATTGCAGGATCATCTGGCTCATCAGCACCTGAAGGTTATTATAGTGCAGGTGATTACACGCAGCGGCTGGGTAGGGGAAGTCAATCCTACAAACTTTATAAACCAATTCCGTCTATTCAACCTCAAATAGATGCTTATAAGCGTCAGCAAGAAGAAAGTCAAGCAGAACTTAAAGCACAATATGAGAGGCAGTTAAAGGTTCTTCAAATTGAAAACACTAAATTAAAAGAACAAGAAGATCCAGTTATTGAATTACCGGAAACACCTGATTATGCTTCTATCATTGCAAAATCAAATCAAGAACTAAGTCAACGTTTTGATAAAATGATGGTGGGCAATCAACAGTCTGCTGCTGCTCGTGCTGATCAATATCAATCTTCACTTCAGCAAATGCGTGAGGCACAAGCATCTTCTCAATCAGCATTTCAACGTCAATCAGCAAACCAATCTGCAGCATTTCAACTTCAATCAGCAAAACAATCTGCAGCATTTCAGAGTCAAACAGCTGCTCAAGCAGCATATCAGCGTCAAGCAGCTGAAGCTCAAGCAGAATATTTTCGTCAATCATCTACTCAAGCTCAATCATCTGCGCAAGCTCAAGCACAATATTTTAGGCAATCATTTGCTCAAGCTCAAGCTGCTCAAGATCAATCAGCTGCTCAAGCTCAAGCAGCTGCGCAAGCTCAAACAAAAGCTCAAGGTGAGATTATTTCTTCTATTCAGTCTGCATCTGATAAAGCTCAAGCATCTGCTCAAGCCCAATCAGCTGCTCAATCAGCATATTATAGTAAAGCTGAAGAGGACAGGAGACAACTTCAAATTTCTCAACGTACTTCACGTGCTAACCAAGCCCGTTCTAATTTACAAGCTAAATACAGACTTGGTGGTGAATCAGGTATGAAGAGAGGTGGTACCTTTGGTTTCAGACGTAGGAATCGTCCCACAATGGGTGGTATTACATCAAATACAGCATCAAGTGCTGGATCGTTAAATGTGTAAAATCTAATGACAGCTAAAACACGTTATGACAGATTGTCTTCGGACCGTTCACAGTTTCTAAACACTGCTAGACAAGCAGCAGATCTAACTCTTCCTTATCTCATCCGTGATGATGAGGTATATACTAAAGGTTCAGTAAAACTCACAACCCCGTGGCAATCACAGGGAGCTAAAGGTGTAGTGACTCTTGCAAGTAAACTAATGCTTGCATTGTTACCTCCACAAACTAGCTTCTTTAAGCTACAGGTTAACGATGTTAACTTACCTGAAGAACTAGGACCAGAGATTAGATCTGAACTAGACTTGTCGTTTGCTAAGATCGAACGCACTATCATGGAATCCATTGCGGCTTCTAGTGATCGTGTTGTCGTTCACCAAGCACTAAAGCATCTTGTAGTAGCTGGTAATGCTCTTGTCTTTATGGGTAAGGATGGACTAACAAAAGAAACAATCTCGAAAAAATTACTAAAAAAATTTAATCCAGATTACATACCCCCACAACCTAATGAATCATCTGACAATACAACACGTCACGATGATGAATGTGATATTTATACACACGTTGTTTTAGATAACAATCGTTGGATGTGGCATCAGGAAGTAGACGATCAGATCCTTCCTAAGTCAATGAGTAAAGCTCCTCTTGACTCTAACCCCTGGCTTGTGCTACGCTTCAACCACGTAGACGGCGAAGTCTACGGACGTGGTAGGGTAGAAGAGTTCCTTGGTGACCTAAAGTCACTTGAAGCTCTGTCACAAGCACTGGTTGAAGGCAGCGCAGCAGCTGCTAAGATTGTATTCACTGTCAGTCCAAGCTCCTCCACCAAACCATCGACTCTTGCTAAGGCAGGTAACGGTGCTATCATCCAGGGACGACCTGATGACATTGGTGTAGTACAGGTTGGAAAGACAGCTGACTTCCAGACTGCCTATCAAATGGTAGGTACATTATCACAACGTCTTAGTGAAGCATTCCTTATTCTTAATGTTCGTCAGTCTGAAAGGACTACAGCAGAAGAAGTAAGGATGACACAGATGGAACTAGAACAACAACTTGGTGGACTATTTAGTCTTCTTACTGTTGAGTTCTTAGTGCCTTATCTTAATCGTAAACTAAACGTTGCACAGAAAACTGGAGAGATCCCACGCTTACCTAAAGGTGGTATTGTTAAACCAACTATTGTTGCTGGTATCAATGCACTTGGTCGTGGTCAGGATCGTGAAAGTCTTGGTCAATTCCTACAAGTTATTGCTCAGACAATGGGTCCAGAAGCTATCCAACAGTTTATTAATCCAGAAGAAGTTGTCAAACGTTTGGCTGCTGCATCTGGTATCGACGTACTCAACCTTGTGAAGAGTATGGAGGAATTACAAGCTGAACAACAGCAAGCAATGGAACAGCAACAAGCTATGGCTTCTCAACAACAAGCACCACAGATGGCAGCTGTTGAACAAAAGCGTGAGCAAGCTGAGATGCAAGCCATGCAACAACAAGAACAACAACCACCACAAGTTTAATGAGTGAAACACTAACTTCAACTGATGCACCAGCTGATCAGCCAGAACTAAATGCTGATGAGCAAGAGTCTCTAGCTATTGCTGAGGCTAATGAAGGGGAACAACAACAGTTGCTAGCAGGTAAGTTTGATAGTCCACAATCTCTTGAACAAGCTTACCTAGAATTACAAAAGAAACTTGGTGAGTCACGTGAGGAAGAACCTCAAGATGATGAGCCAGAGGAAGAACCTAAAGAGGAACAAGAAGAAGAACAAGAAGAAGCTACTGAAGGTCAACTAACTGAAGAGCAAGCAAAACAACTATATAAAATGGTTGGTGGTGAAAAGGCATACCAATCTATGCTAGAATGGGCAGGTCAAAATCTTTCAAAAGAAGAAGTTGAAATGTATGATTCTGTTATGGGTGCTGGTAATGCTAACTCTATCTACTTTGCTGTTCAAGCATTGTCTAACAAGTATTCAGAAGCTGTTGGTTCCGAAGGTCAACTTCTTACAGGACGTGGAGCAGCAGAATCTAATGCTGTATTCCGTAGTCAATCAGAACTTGTACAAGCAATGAATGACCCACGTTATGATAACGATCCTGCATATCGCTCGGACGTTATGGCTAAACTTGAAAACTCTGACCTTGGTTTCTAATGATTGACTGCCCCCAATGTACTGTACAAGAGCAGTACGTTCTAGAACAACTACAGACTTCTGCGGGTGTAACAGATCGAACTGCACTTGCTGTTATTATGGGTAACATCTACCAGGAGTCTACCTTTAGACCTAACGTCTGTGAAGGCGGTACCATTATCCCCTATGATAGGTGTTTAGATGGTGGTTATGGTTTAATTCAATGGACATCTAAGCACCGTTATGATGGACTAGGCATTTTCTGTGCTGAACAGAAAGCTGATCCTAGTTCGCTAGAATGTCAAACAGCTTACATTATACATGAGCTAAGATTTAGGGATGACCTTAGCTCATTTCTGACTAATCATCAGACAGTCCCTTACTATATGAATGCTGCATACTACTGGTTAGGCTGGGGTATTCATGGTAATCGAACACAACATACTTATTCTTTTTTAAATAAACTACAATGAAAATTCTTGCTATCCTCCCTGCAGCACTGTTCGCTACTGCCCCTGTACTTGCAGGTCCATACGTTAACGTAGAAACTAATTCAGGCTTTGTCGGATCTGACTACACAGGATCTACGACAGACGTTCATATCGGTGTAGAAGGTGATGGCTGGTATGTACAAGGGGGTCCAGCACTACTGGCTCCTGATAATGCTGATGGTGAAGTAGAACTTTCAGGTAAAGCTGGTGGTTCATATGGAATCAATGAAGCACTCTCTGTCTACGGAGAAGTGTCTTTCCTTACTAGTGATACTAATAGCTACGGTACTAAAGCCGGTCTTAAATATAACTTCTGATGAACGATACACAAATCTGGCCCACTGAACCACGTATGTACATGGAAGAAGTAACTGTGAATCACAACGAAAAAGCTGAGAAGCTGAATGGTCGTCTGGCAATGCTAGGTGTCATGGCAGCACTAGGTGCTTATGCACTGACTGGTCAAATTATTCCAGGAGTCTGGTAATGCCACAAGGTAAAGGAACGTACGGTACAAAGAAAGGTCGTCCACCTAAAAAGAAGATGTATAAGTAATGGATAAACCTGGACTTTATGCTAACATCCACGCTAAGCGAAAACGCATCGAAGAAGGTAGTGGAGAAAAAATGAGGAAAGTTGGTAGTAAGGGTGCTCCCACTGCTGCTAACTTCAAACGTGCAGGTAAAACTGCTAAGAAAAAATAGCTAAATAGATTTAATGGGAGGTGCAATTCCTCCCCTAGCTCTAGCCAGCCAAGGCTTAAAACTGGTCTTACTTAACTTACCCAACCATGAACTATTACTTAAATGACTGCTGTACTTTCAAGACCACAACAACTAAATAACTGGGAAGCCTTTTGTAAATGGGTTACCTCTACTAACAACCGTCTGTATGTCGGTTGGTTTGGAATCCTTATGATTCCTACGCTGCTTGCAGCTACAATTTGTTTTATCATTGCCTTTGTTGGCGCACCCCCAGTAGACATCGATGGAATCAGAGAACCAGTTGCAGGCTCCCTCCTGTACGGAAACAACATCATCAGTGGGGCCGTCGTCCCCTCTTCCAACGCAATCGGATTGCATTTCTACCCAATTTGGGAAGCTGCTTCGCTTGACGAATGGCTCTACAACGGTGGCCCGTTCCAACTGGTCGTCTTCCACTTCCTCATTGGCATCTATTCTTACATGGGACGCGAATGGGAACTTAGCTATCGATTAGGGATGAGGCCCTGGATCTTTGTCGCATACTCCGCACCAGTCGCCGCAGCATCAGCGGTATTCCTTGTCTATCCATTTGGGCAAGGTTCTTTCTCGGACGCAATGCCTCTGGGTATTTCGGGAACCTTCAACTACATGTTGGTGTTCCAAGCCGAACATAACATTCTCATGCACCCGTTCCACATGCTCGGTGTTGCTGGAGTTTTCGGTGGTTCGCTATTCTCTGCTATGCATGGTTCGCTTGTTACGTCCTCTCTTGTACGTGAAACTACTGAGAAGGAAAGTCAGAACTATGGGTATAAGTTTGGGCAAGAAGAAGAAACGTATAACATCGTAGCTGCACATGGTTACTTTGGTCGCTTGATCTTTCAATATGCATCATTTAATAACTCACGTAGCCTCCACTTTTTCTTGGCTGCATGGCCTGTTGTTGGCATTTGGTTTACTAGCCTGGGTGTTAGCACTATGGCTTTCAATCTTAACGGCTTCAACTTTAATCAATCCATTGTCGATAACGGGAACCGTATTGTCCCTACTTGGGCTGATATTCTTAACCGTGCGGGACTTGGAATGGAAGTAATGCATGAGCGTAATGCTCACAACTTCCCACTTGATCTGGCAGCAGCATCTACCACTGAGGTAGCACTGACTGCACCTACTATTGGTTGACGTACTTACGTTTATCCTTACGGACGCATGTCGCCTGCTCATGAAACGGGGGGCAGGTAATTGATTTTAACTATGACTGTTACTCTCACTTATCGCGGCAACAAGTACAACAAAACTGTGAATAAGAAATAGGCTTACTGCCGGGTTCAAGTCCCGGCTTCACTATTGGCATAGGCCCTTACGAGGATACCCTTTGCCGTCTAGACGGTGGGACAGA